AGTAAAGCAAATGCCACCATCATTTCTTCGCAGTTTTCTTCTCTGGGACGGTTCCCTGAAGAAGCGCAGCCGATAGTGGAGATGCATACAAACTAGCCAATGGATCAATAGCGGTCGCTCCTGCTTTTGCCAATTGCAATCCTGCATTCTCAGCGGCAGTTGTTCCTGCTGACAACCCTTTAGCCAATGCGATACTAGGGCCAGAGACATATGCACGCGATCCAACATAGCCAGGAATTGCCAATGCGATGTTGACTGGATTAAATGCGCTGCTACGCGTAGCGGTTCCAGAATCGCCAACAATTGCCGGGAATGCCTGCGAGAAACGTGCAGCTTCATACAATGGGCTTTCATTGCGTCCAAAGAGAAAGCCTGAGCGATCTTTCGCCTGTAAAGCCGCCGCTAATGCTCGACCATTCACATTCCCGCTGGACGGGTTGATAACACCTTGGCGCGAAGTGAGCAGCATCAGATTACGGTATTGGCCGCGTGCATCAGCGAATTTCGACGCTAAGTCTTGAGGCAACCCGGATTGAAGCAGATCATCTACATGATTCTTCACATCAGCCAGCGCCATGCCGAGTTGACGGTCTCCCATCCCGGATGTCATCTGCTGATTAGATGCTTTCGTCAGTTTCGAGGCCAGATCAGAAAGTTGTTCTGCTGAAGCCTCACCTTTAGTCGCATAGCCCATGAAACGCTTCACAAGCGGATGATCTACTACAGATTTGGCTCCATCACCAATCAAGCCTTCATATTCCTTTTCGATATTCGACATCGAATTGAGGAACTGATCTGGATCGATTGATCGTTGCCCGGTAGCACGAACCTCATCATAGACGCTCCCAATGCGATCCGCCGCGCGTCCTAGCACAGTTGCATCAACAGTCTTCCCGCCTTCACCAATAGCCTTTGCAGCCTGTTTATTCAGGATTTCCTGATTGGCTTGCTTGATCGAATTGAATGGCGCGGATGTAGCTGGATGGCTTTCGAGAAAAGCTTCAACCTGTTGCAACGGAACACTTCCAGTTTCCTGACCTGGTGTAAGGCGCATACCCAGATTTTTGCCAGCAGAAGACGCAGCAGCTTGCGCTTCGTTCATCCCAGCAGCAGCGGCAGGTTGCAATCGTTCAGCAAGCATTTGGCTTGCCTTTTGTTTGATAGCGCCAGCACCAGCTTTAAGTGCATCGCCGATATATTTGCCTGCCACGCCACCTGCTGCGCCAAGAGCAGCATTCTGCGCTACGCTCTCATTCGCTTTGGTAGGCTGAAGGGCGCCAGTTCCGCCACCAATCAATGCAGCTCCAAGGGCCGTATTAGCACCTGGGATAAGCATTGCTGGTGCAGCAGCAGCACCAGCACCTATGGCCTGTCCTACACCGCCTGCCGTTGTTGCAGCAAGTGGGTCCATATTCTGGCGGAATTCATCAATCTCTTTCTGATCTGCCAAACCGAGACGCTGCTTTGCACCGAGATACAGGCCCATCATGCCGCCGCCAACACCTGCAAGCCCGCGCTCAAATGGACTCATTGTCTCCAGAACTTGCTGCTGCCCACTTTTCTGGACAGCAGCGGGTAATGGAGTCTTAGCCGTTTGAGCAATAGCATTCCAGTCAATCGCCCCACCTTGCGATGGAGCAGATTGTCCGCTTACAGCATTCCAGTCGATGGCAGGCATTAGAAGGCTCCCATCTGATCAAGTTTTTGGATTTTGTTCAGCAATTGCTGCCAATCATTCGGGTGTTGCTGACGCAATTGTTGAACTTCCTGCTGAACATTGCCATTTTGCGATGCAGCACTCAATCGGCGACCAAGACTGATCGTTCCTGGATCTGCAACTTCATTAAACTTGCTTAATACGCCTTGCAAATCCGATAGTTTGCCGCCTGATTGCAGGAAATTATTCGCCACATTTCCGCGTGCTTGGCGTGCATCGATAGCGCTGACCAACATGGGAATGACTTTTTTCATACCTGCATTAGTCATCTCGCCATTTGGGAACGCAGATTGGATATTGGCGAGTTGGGCATCAGTGCCAGTGCCACCTTTACCAAGCTGAGACATGGAGAAGTTTGCGGCAAGCTTCTTCATCACATCTTGATCAGACTGAGCGTCAGTCATATCAATACCAGCATTCGAGGCAAGCGCCTTCAAGCGAGCAATACCGCTAGCGCCTGGGCCGAATTGCCCAGTTTGAGCGAGATGCCACATTTCGTTGAGAATTTGGCGATGCTGAGCATTGTTCATATTCTCATTCGTAATCTGCGAGTAAAGCTGATTGCCCTGATCCGTCATCAACTTGTTGGATTGCGTCTGACCAAGTTGAGGACGATTATTATAGGACTGCATGAACATCTGTGCCTGAGGATTACCGGCAGCAGCAGATTGTTCAATTTGTTTCACGCGAGACGCAGGCAATGTGCCGCCGGTATAAGGCGGAACTTCACCAGGCGACAAGCCAAGTTGCTGAGTACCAGCGGTCGCAGCAGACCCAGCCCAAACAGGAACTTGTTCACCATTGGAACCGGTCACAGTCATGATGTTCGTTCCAGAACGAGCAGCATTTTCTGCCCCCGCAAGCTGCGCACGAGCGCCTGCTACACCACCAACCGGAGCAGCACCGATCATGCCATTCTGTACGCCATATTGGAGATTGTTGGCCGGATCAGCTGCCACCATGCCAACCTGTGGTTGACCATTCGGACCATAGCGGACGTTAGACTGATTCGGCGACATCTGAACACTAGTTGCGATTGCATTGCGCTGCTCAGGCGTCACGCCCGAAGCAATGTCATTCTTCATCTGGTCTGTTGGCGAAGCAGCGCCATATCGAGCTTTGGCGTAATTGTCTGCCGTTCCATTAGGAAGTAGGCCAAGCTGCTCACCAAAGGCAAAACGCTTCCATACCGGATCTTGTGTTACGTCAGGTACAGTTTGACCAATTGCGCCTTGTCCTGGCGGTGGACGTTGTTGACCACCACCACCAGTTGCAGCAACAGGACCACCAGATTGAGTAGGCGCTACAGTTCCGGTTTGCGGTGCGGATTGCTCTCCACCACCATTAAGGATCTGAGCCATGAGATTCAGGCGCTGTTGGCCGATCTTAGCTTCAATATCGCCGATCTTTGCATTTGCTTCTTCGAGATTTTTTGGTGCTTTATATGCTAGCAAAGCATTACCAATGATTGTACCGAGACCAATTGGTGCATTAGGCTGAACCGGTTGAACACCGCCATATGCACGCGCCTGCAATGCCTGTGCTAATGCCTGCTGCTGCTGGGCAGTAGCAAGTTGAGCATTCAGATTGGGATCAAGACGGCCTAGGAAGCTGTTATCAGGAGCTGCCATTACGTCACCTTAGAGTAGTCAACAGCGAGATAACCAGAAGGAGTTTTGGTAACTGCATCAGGTTGCTTCTTCATCAATTCTTGTGCCATCACACCGATGCGTTTTCGCTTTTCAGGATCAGCCTTGTAGTTATACGAATAAACATTGGAACCGCCAGGCGTTTCGCCTACTTTTTCAATATCTTCTTTCAGACGCCGATCCGAGAATAATTGCATGCCTGCATTAGCCAAAGAACTGATATCCCCCATCAAGCCATTATGATAGCCAACGGCATTGTTATATGCTTGATTGCTAATGCCTGCCACATCAGTTCCAGCAACATTCGCACCTGGGACATTCCCGAATGATGGCATTTGAGGCTGCGCACCACTTTGCAATGCATTGTAAGTTTGTAGCGGCTGATTATAAGCAGCAAAAGCATTCTGCATACCTTGTGCATTCGCCTGGTTATTCAGACCTGCATTGAACTGACCCTGTTGATTCTGAGCCGCTGCATTTGCCAGATTGATGCGGGTTTGGGCATCAGCTGCTGTATTCGCAAGTCCTGCATTAGCAAGCGCTTGATTGAATCCTTGCTGCTGAGCTTGATTGTTAAACTGACCAGATTGCAAGTTCATATTGAAGGCAGTATTGCCGCCTTGTAGACCTTGATTAAATGCTGCATTCTGCGCTTGTTGTTGCGAGAATGTCTGGTTTCGTGCAAGTTCAGATTGGGCACGGTCATAAGCCGCAGAGCCTTGAGTAATGCCTTGAGCAGCAAGCTGAGCCTGCAAATCATTGCTCTGATTTTTAAATTGCGGATCAAGATACGCCATTTGATTCTTATAAGCAGCATCTTGAGCGCCTTGAATCACGCCAGGAATATTGCTCCAGTCACCAAGAGATCGCTGTACCTCACCACCACCATTCCCGACATTGGTCACATAGCTACCCAATTGCGCTTGTGCGGCAGGGCCAGCAGAAGTTTGCAGAGGATTGATGCCAGACAGATCAATAGGTTTGGAATATTGCTGATCAACGCTATTGAGCAGATTTTTGCCGATATCGATTTGATGCTGCTGGTTCTGGATGGTCGTATCAACGAGGCCCTGAGTAGGCGTAGAAAGAGTCGTATCCTGGCGATACTTAGGCGTGCCATCAGCGTTATAGCCGGTAATGGTATAAGTACTCGATCCATAAGGAGAGTACTGATCCACACGATTCAGATTGGCATTGGCAATCGCCGTATTGATGTTCGAACCGGTCTGCGCATTCGCCGTATCGGTAGCGCTTGGCGGTTTTGGCTTACTCAGGAATCCCATGTCATTTCTCCAGATACTTACAAGTTTCAGGGGTCATCGAGTAGATAATCAGGCCGCCGTCGAGCGCCACATCTTTGATGAATGCCTCCATTTTGAATCCAAGCCCTTCATCAAAGCGACGGGCCGCTAGATTCGATTCTAATACTGTTCCGAGCAATTTTTTGCATTTAAGCACATTGAACACGTAATGAAACACTGCTCGCAGATATTCACGTGTTGCCCATCCTTTTTCGGCTCCTGCAACATGAATCGATACGCTTGCACCATTGTAGCCTTCCAACCAGGCGGCACCACGAATTTCATCGTTTTCAATCAAGGCAATCGTTGTATGGCATTCGCCTTGAAGTGGATGAGCAAGTTTCTGCGTCATCCATTCTTTCACCCGGGCCGAATCGCCATAAAAGATCATGCTCATAGCGTTCCACCTTGTTGATAGACAACATCGGTACTTTGCCATTTGCAGACAGTATTCATGACATTCATTGAGATATGTGGCGCACCAGCATATCCAATCCCCGAAGCGTTATGCCATACCCTCACGGTGCTATTAGGCGTTGTCCATGGGCTTCCCCATGGGCTTCCCCACAAAGTAAAGCCACCAGATGTAACCGAGGTAACCTGGGGCGCTGTGGTCGTATCGAAATCCACATTCATCAAGCACGAAGGCGATAGACCGGTTGTTCCATAAAGGACTGGCCGCATCATCGTAAAGAACTTCTGTTGCGATGCGCCGAAATAATTGAATGCCTGAAGCGCCTCGCAGGAAATCGCATTGCCTGCATCGGAAAAACCTACATCGGCCTGATAGACAATATTGGCGGTCCCAAAGAAAATCTGATCGTTGTAAAGCTCCCAGCAATAGGCATTCCAGCCGGTGAACTTTGTCCAGGCACGTGTGATTGTATTCATCACATATTGATAGCTCGTGTTGTCCTCAAATTGAGGGACATTCACGATCACTTTGTTGCCAATCGGATACAGAATAATCTGCCATCCAAAATTGGCATTGAATGCCTGCACATCAGCATTGATCAAATTCTGGATCTTCGCTGACAAAGCCTGGTCTGTCTGATATCGATCAGTAAGCAAGCCTTTTGAGAGTGGGAATGCTCCATCAGCAGTAATGAATACCAAATCACTTCCGAGCTTAGCAAAGCATCGGCGACCAATTGGACGACCAATGCGGAAGTGATATGCGATTGACCAGTTAGCCGCATTTGTAGGATCGAAGCCCTGATATACGACTACTTCGCCGAGCGTCGAAATCGCGACAAAATATTCCTGAATACCGGCTGCATTATCGACCGACCAAGTAGCAACAGCCATTAAAGCGCCACCGAGTTTGAACATGCCGCCAAACTCAAGCGATTGCGCTGCCCCACCAATAGAATTTACTGGCAGATACCAGCAACGGAAACTGTCTTTTTCGACAAAATACAGCCGTTGCTTAAAGCTGACACCCTGAATGAACAAATGCGGATCAACGCCAGTAATTCCGAAGATCACTACATATGTTCCTACCACAGTTGCATTGCCGCCCGGGTCAGCAGACATGACATAAGTGAACGTCGTTGGACTGGTGACAGTAATGCGATATGTTCCGCTGAATCCTGCGGGAGTCGTGCCGCTGATGGTGACGACATTGCCAGTTACTAGGCCATGCGGAGCCGCAGTTGTCAGTGTCGCTAAAGTGCCGACACGGGTAATCGAGCTAATCGTCTGAGCAGTCGTGGTCGTGGCCGCTACTTGAACTTGAGTCCCATTGTAGATTAATGGCAAATCGGCGCCATTGACCATCACAAGAAATTGGCCATTCGCAGCAGTAGAACCAAAGTTTACATGCTGCCAACGCGCATTCGTATTACCGGTCCATAAAGGCGCGCCAACCGCACCAGTAACCGAAACGTCATAAATATTGCCATCGGCGGCCGCAAGCAATTTATTGCCAGTCAAGCCGCCATACATCATCAAGCTTTCGACATTGCCACCAAGTCCAGTAGCCCAGACAGCCGAGCCACCACGCAGGTCAACGGTGGATGGAGTAGGAAACCAATTTTCCAGTTTTACTGCATCGGTTGGTGGCATTTGCGCCAGACCATCGCGAGCATTCAGGCCGCCAATAGGTGCGGGGATGCTGAAAGTCACAGAGGCAGGCTGTGCCTTCTGAGCGAAATTCAGGCGAGCCATTACGTACCCCAGCTACCAGAAGGCACTACAACGCCAGGGAAGATGTCGTATTTCGCGTTATCGAGATTGAGGGCATCCTTACCACCATCACGAGCAATCGCATTCATGACACGCTTCTCGTACTTGTCCTGATCTTCAGCATATGGCAGACCTTTAGCGCTGCGGAAGCGCCAGATTAAGCCAAGCGTCATGATCGTTTCATCGAGCAATGACGTATCGTTATCGCTTGTCCACGTAGATGCAGTTGTCGCAGTCGCTGTAGATACCCAATTCTTCGAAGCATATTCGAAGTAGCACGATTGACCAGCCACAGGAACCGGGAACATGCGGAGAACGCCATTTTCGATACGGAAGTTCGACCAAGGCCCGTTAATCGCAAATGCGAGCTGCTGCTGCCATTCTTGCGGTGTACGAGGGCCGAAGACTGGACGACGGAGAGAACGGTTCCAGATCGTATCGTTGATGATAAACGAAAAGCCAGGCGCAATCGTATTGATCAGTCCTTGGTCAATACTAGCCACTGTCGTAAACGAAATCTCACGATCCAATGCCGTCCAATTGGCACGATTGGCAAGTTCTTGCCCCTCCTCATTCAATAGTTCCAGCAATTGCTGAATTTGAAGATCCTGCGATGCAAAAGCGAAAGTCGGCTTGATCAGACCAAGTCGAGCGCTTGCAGATTGAATGATGGAGAGGCAAGTCATAGTTAGTTCGCGTTAGCTGGTGGACGCCCACGGCGTGGAGCCGTCGAATCAATTTGCAGTTTCAGATCGCCAATCACATCACGCAATTCAGCAATCGTCTGATTCTGCGTTTCAACCTGGGCGCGCAAGGCTGCAACTTCTTCCGTAGCGGCGCCATGATCTTGAATAGATTTCAGATAAGCACGTGCCTTATCACGGTCAGAACGAGCGCCCATGCCAACATTCTGCATGGCTACCTCATCCATTCCAGCCAGATCTTCCACAGTCATAATCCCCATGGCTTGATAATTTTGAACTGCGGATGGAGAGAGGAAGCTTACTTCACGCAGATTCATGCCGTCAGGAGGCGCCTCAATGCCTTCTTTCCACATGTCGAATTTCTTACGGAAGGCATCCACCCATTCAAGCGGATAAGCATCGGGAGCGCCAGAAAGCATTTTGTGCTTAATCTGAGACAGCCATTCCTCAGCTACTTTTTCGACTTGATCGCGGCCACCTGGCTGCATGATGAAGGCCATATTGATGTCTTTAGTGACACGACGGCCCTTTTCAATCGTCGCCTGACGATCTTCAATAGCGATTTGGCGGAATTCAACGTAAGGTGGACGGGCTTGATGCAATTGCATGAGATTTCTCCTGTAGGGGATTTATTGTTCAGAACCCTTGTCGGAAGGCTCTGAAGAATAAAGGGGCCGAAGCCCCTTCGCGATTAAGTAATCGCACCCTGTGCCAGAGGACGATTCACATACAGGACGTTCCAGAAGCTGGTGCCGTCATTGTAAGTGCCCGTCACAGTCACAGCGCCAGTTGCAGTTGCATTGGCACTCATCACCACAGTGCGGTTATCTGGGTCTAGCGACGACACAGTGGTCGAAGCAGGGATACCAGTACCGGAGATTGGCATACCGACAAACCAGCCGTCAGTATTCGATGCCAACAGTTTCGGCGAGCCGTTCTGAGTAACCACATTGCTTTTGGCAACAGTAGTCGTAGCGGCTGCTTGAACTTTGGAATCCAGCACCTGCTTACCAGCCGAGTTTGCACCCAGTTGGCCAGCAGCCACAATGCCGATTGCCGCATTCGCTGCGACGGAAGCATTGGAGTAAGCCGGAATCTTGCCGCCGAATACAACCCAGCCATATTGAACCGCTGCCACGCTAGGCACAGAGTTCAGCACAAAGGCCAGAGGTTGGCCCAGGTTGGCAGTATTCGGGACGGCAGTAGCGCTGAATGCATTGTCATAAACAACGCAAGTGCCAACGCGCAGAGCGGTGGATGCAGGGAAGCTGCAATAGACAATTTCCTGGCCACCCCAGAAAGGATCGATCACAGACATGATCGTGCCCAGAGGATGGCGCTGGATATTGTCAGGAATGAACCAGTTGCCTACGGCGGAAAACCCGGCAACGGCGGTGTTATTTGCTGCGGTTGTCATGAGATGACTCCTTTAATTCGTTTAGATGCCTTCAAAAGATTCACAGGATGAATCAGAGCCTTTTCAATTGGCCAACCGCTTCGCAATCTGCTCATCAACGTAGAGGCGCTAATGCCAAATTCTTCTGCTAGTTCCTGCTTAGGCCATTTCTTGCCCTGATATTCGATCATCCTAGTATTCCGTCGATTATTGCTTTGTTGTTTAGACGTAGCCCAACGACAGTTTTCCTTCGAATAACCTAGCGAATTATCAATACGATCCAAACTTAGATCAATTGGCGCTTCACCCATATCAGCAAGGAAGTTTGCAAAATTCTTCCAGCTTTCGCAGTAGCTGATTCCTCGGCCACCATAATCAGCATATGACTTATTTCTCTCATTATCGCATCTAGCTTTCATTTGCGACCATGCCATATAAGTCTTGCTGCCGTTTTTCCCATACGCTTGCCCATGCTTCGTTGCTTTCGCAATTTGTAGGCATCCACATGATTTAGTGGTTCCTCGAAGCAGAGTATAAGGCTGTGGTGTAGATTTTTTACCGCAATCACATTGACATGCCATCAATGGCATGACGTTCTTGCCTGCTTCTCTCTCTATACCAACAACCAAAAGCAAACCGAATCGCTGCCCAATCAAATCGTGATAATTCATGGCGTTCTCCATAAAATGAACAACGCCATATTTTAACACGCCCTGCTCAACTCTTCATGACCCCTTGCAAAAAACGGTTAGAAACGCACAGATTGCCCTGGAACAGAATAGGGATCACGATTGCATCCTGATTCACCGAGCGCAGTTCTGGCATGATTTCCATGTTCGCATCCTGATGCACGACGAGATCCATGTAGTCGGTGTTGATGAAATAGGCGTGCTGTGCTGGGATACCACCCGAGGAATCGAAGAACACGTCAGCATTCTTGTATTTCAGGCTCACGAAGCCAGCAGTGCCAGTGGTAGGACCGGTATCGCTCGAATAACGCTTCAGCGAAGTCTGCGATTGCTCGAAGAACGCGAAGTAGTCATCGGACATCACGATCATGTCAGGTTGATCCATGCCACGAGTCAGGCGGATGTACATCGGCAGCATCAGCGATTCAATCGTGGTTGGGCCTGGAGTAATCGCACCACCACCTTGGATCGGAGCAGCAGCAGATTGCACGGCGTTTTGCCAGAATGGGAAAGTGGTGGAATTGATACCACCCACAGTACCGGTGCCAGCATCGGCGATAAGCGCTTGCAGACCGTTGATCTGGTTAGCTGCGGTGCCGTCCGAATAGATATCGACCGACAGACCGTTAGCCATGGAACGCTGAGCATTTTTGATCTTCGCTTTCACGAAGTTGATAATGCGGTTTGCGCCCGAGTTGGTACGAATTTCCAGACCGGAAGCAGCGACGTTCACGGCGACTTGACGCCATGGGTATTCGGCTGCCGACAGCACATCTACAGCATTGATGTTCAGCACATCAAAGCCGGAATAGCGCTGATAGGTCGAGTTGTTCGCGTAGTCCAGAGGCTGGACGATGGACAGACCACCATCTTCCAAGCGAATCTTGCCTTTTTCCGTCATACGGCGGAACAGAGCATTGTGCTTGGAAACGTTGTCTGCTACTTCTTTCGAGTGATTACGGTAAGTGGTCGATACCAGTTCCGTAAAGCTGTTAAACAGCGTGCTTTGACCGGGAGAGGCCATGTTTTACTCCTTTAAGAAATCAATCCAAGACGTTGTGCCGTCTCGCGGATCGTGTCATCAATGGTGCCCACCGCTTTTGCTGCTGGAAGAGTGCCACGACGGGCAACATTCGGAGCAGCGGCTCGGCGAGCCTCCTGTGCTTTCTTCGTTGCTTCCGCTTTTCGCTGGGCTTCTTGATCTGCTAACTGTTTGGTCAGCCAAGCTTGTCCATGAACTGGATGCGCACGAAGGGCTTGGTCATAAGCATCGTCAAGTTTCTGCGCAGCGCCTGATGTCATCAGGGATGCCATCAACGGACGCAGTTCTTCAAAATGCTCATGACCTGGTTGAGACGCGAATTGAGCGATTTCCTGTTGGGCGAAACGCGCTTCGACAGCCTCATCGACTGCACTGCTAAAATCTCTTTGCTGTTGAGGTTGGGGAATGGCCACCTGCTGTTGAGCCGGTGATTGATTGCCACTTGCAATCGCAAACAGCGTATTCAGATTGATACCGTACGAATTCATCAATTGCAACGCATGAGTTGCACGTTGCTGTTCGTTACCATAGCGCAAGCCATGTTCTGCTGCAAGCACATTTTGTACTGCAATGTGCGGTTCGACGCCAAGTTGTGCCATTGTTTGCTTAAATGGCGCAATTGCCTGCTCAAATTGGTCGGCAGCTTGAGCTTTTGGGCCTAGCTGCTCATGCATGCGTTTGAGACCTTCCTGGCTTTCGCGCATGCGACGTTCGAATGCTTCCTGTGCTTCCTTCGGAGCTTTTGCCACGGCTTCAGCTTCAGCTTTGCGCAGGCCCATTTGCATCCAACCTGGGACTTGTCCTTGCTCGGTTGTTTGCTGAGTCTGTTCGATTTGCTGAGTTTGCTCAGGCGCTTCTTCCTGCTCTTTCGCCTTGAACTTGCCTTGTTCATCCCGAGTACGAGATT